GTCTTTTTCTTTAATTGCGTCTGCGAAAGTGCTAGTCATCGAGGCTACAGCCTCTTTTGAAAACTTCTTTTCGACAAGAAGATCCTTAAGTTCTGAAATAATTGTTTCTTCCATAGGACTATTCTTTCTAGTCTTTACATTTATTAATTGATTTTGTGAAATTTTTTTCTCTTCGCTATCTTTAGGTGTAGCGGTCTGATATTCTTCCGGTGGGGCAAAAACACCCTTAACATCTGCCGCTGGATTTACAGTGAATCCGATCCCAAGTGGATAAATGTTGCCAGTTATCAAACGATATATGCTCTCCCCTTTTTCAGTTTTACCGTTACCGCCGTAAGCCTTTAATCTTCCCTTTAATTCTTCTTTCTCCTCCTCGTTCGTTATAATGCGAGCCTCGCTTAATTTCTTGCTCCCAACCGCTAAATTATAGTCTGTAAAGCCAACTTCCCAACTAGCTGAGATCTTATTATGATAGGAATCCTCGGGGTCCACAGACCTTTGTAAAGCCATCGCAAAAGCTTTGTTCGCTGACTTGTAAACAACAGCCCCTAAAGCAATATTAAAAGGTTTTTTAAGATTCTTGATTGATTCTTCACCTATAATTTTGTTAGTGCCATATTCGCTGAATCCGGCTGAAGCTATGTGACCAACAATTTTTTCTTTATCGTGTTCAATATTAGTTGGTTTATGAATAAAATTATTTGTAAATTTGGCAGCAGTGTCAGAATCAATACCGTCACCGTTTCTGTTAAAAACATTAACAACAGCCGCATTAAATGCGACTCCCATCAAATCAATGTTCTCTTCAAAATTAATCCCTTTCGGGACAAGCGATTGTAAATTATCTAGTGATGCTAAAGAAATAAAAGATGCTTCACCTATCTCACAAGGAGAGATTACAGCGTCAAATTTAGTGGTGTATTTATACGACATGGTTACTGTGATATAATATAGCTGCGGAATAGTTATCTAATTCATGCTTTGCAGAGATCTCTAAAATCTCAGGCAGAATATCTAACGACTCCAAATTTTCTATATTGTTTACACAGGAAATCGCGTTTTGTTCCCAATTTTCTAGTTCTGAAGAACAAACAACAGACTCGCACAGTTTATCGAGCATCTGGTTTTGCTTCTTGCCAAACCGCTTTATATTCATTGACTCCCTCATCAAAGACTTAGTTTTTTCCCTAAAACTTTCCAATGAACCAACAGTAGACTGGATAGCTTTTCTTGAGTAGCTAGACTCAGATAATGGGATATCAGTGGTCCCCTCTGGTCTACCAGCCTCTTGGTTTGTCTGGTTTTTGTCCTGAGCCTCCTCTTTCTCTTCGATCATTGGAACGCCGCCGACAATAGGATTGTAATAGCCTTTTTCTCTTTCCTCTATGAACCGCTCTTGTGAGGGGGCGATATCCTCTGCATTAGGAAACTTCCCAGTATGGAACATCTCCATCCCCTGCTGTGGCGTGATAACTCCAAGCTCCATCAATCTGGTCGAGACCCTCATAAGCTGAGTTTCGTCCCTCATGTCAATATCTTTCATTACAACTTGAGGGAAAGATCTAAATCCTAAGTTTTTAGCTATCCTCTTTATTTCTTTCTGCAAGAAATCATGGACAAATGCATTTCTAGCCTCTTTCAACCTATCAATAAATATTTTAGCCTTTACTTGGGTCGAGCTGTATTTTTCTTCACCTACAACTATGTTTTGTAGACCTTGTTTAATATCCTCATTTAAGACTCTATATTTTTCAGAGCCTAAAACTTTATTGAGGTCTGGAATAATAAAATCTGCTTTGGTTGTATAATCTGAGACCAAAACCCTGCCAACGCTTTCGTTTTTAAACAGTGTTTGCATAGCCATAAGGTTTTGAGCGTTTATCCCGCCTTTATCTGGCTCAGTCCCCATAGTGATCAAAAGTATTACATTCTCGACCGTCCTTGTAATCGCTTGATCCATTTTCTTCAATTCTAACTTAGCGTTGATATCTTCTAAAACCGGAAACCCAAAAGGCACAGCAAATGGCTCATAGTCTTGTTTCTTATAAAAAGAGTAAGACAATTTCTTCGGATCTAGCTCTATCTTTAATCCGGTTGTGTAATAGGAACCATTTTTGATCCCGTCCTTCATGTCTTGTGGCAAACTATCGAAAATTTGTTGATCCTCTTCTGTTATAGGATTCTGCAATCTAGATAGTTCGTATTCAGATAATACTTTTTCATAAGCCCCGGTAGAAAATGTTGAGGCTCTTTTGGCTACAATATCGAAAGGATTCAGCACAATGTATCGCATTGGTATTGTGTTTTCTACCTCACTTTGAGAAGGAATAGTCCTTACTAATCTGCTGAAATCTTCGACTTTGAATTTGCCGTCGATTCTGTATAAGAAAATATTGCCGCTTCTGTAATATTCTCTAAAGTATTGGTCTTTTAGATTGTTGAGGTTTATTCTTTTGAACCAATTCTCAAAAAAAGATCTGCTTCTTTGTGTGCCGCCCTCAAGAAATATTTCCGTATTAGAAAACTCAGCCATGATATCGACCGCGTTTCTAAACACTGCTACATTTGCATAAGCTTTTTGGCATAGTTCAATAGCCATGCGGATATTGACACCATCTAAGGAAAACTGATACGGAAGCATTCCGTTCCTTATGCTTGAGTATTTATCAGTGGTGCTAGATATAGCCGCCCTGTTTATCCTGCTTACTTTATCCCTAGCTGGAGTCCTAGTGTATCCAGCCTTGGAGACTTCCATCTCAGATGCAGACGAAACATAAAATGGCTCCCCTAAAAGATCCGGTTCTGTCTGAGAATCCACCGAAGCGGTGGCTGGCTTAGTTTTATTGAATTTGTCCCAATAATCAGATTTTTTAGTGTATTTTCTTTTAGCCATTTAACTATTATACACCTAAAAGTCAGAAAGTTAACTTTAACTTTTTAAAAAGTTAGTTTATAAACATGGGCATAAAAGTGGACTGACCGCTATCATCTTTGGCATTAATCATGTCAAAGTATATCTGCATCATCCAATTTCCCAAGATCAAGCAAGAGTATGAGTCTTTTCTGGCTTTATCTGCACCTCTCTGCTTTCTAAGATTCATAGGAAGGTCAAAACTCTGAGTCCCTTGAGATGAAGTTGTCACTTGAACTAATGCACACTGAACCTTGATTAAATCCATTATATCTTTTTGGTGTTCGACAAAATCAATCATTCTTGAGTTTGCTGCTACATTTTCGTAGTTCCTTATGAATTTTATTTCTTTTATGGGGATGCTAGCTTTTCTTTGATTATGGTAATCATCGTCCATAGCTGCCCCGGCAAAGAAAATTCTCTTGTGGTCAAATGATGCCTGTAACAATTCATTTGCATATCGAATCCACTGTGAACTAGGCTTCCTCAAGAAAACAAACTTTCTTTCTTCTTTATTGTATTGGTTTCTAAGCTTACGCAGTCCTTTGTCATACTCTTTATGGTTGTCTACATCTGAATCAATAACTCCCAGCTTTAGATTATAACTTTTAAATATATCGCTCTCGTTACAAGAATTAACAAATTGCACACCGCCATTGTAGTCACCAACCACTGCAACAATATTAAAATACCTTAAAACGTAAGCCGCGTATTTTATATGGTCTTTTAAACTAGTCCCCGATATCGCATAACCATGAACAACAGTCCCTTTTTTAGTGTCTTTGTTTAGCTTGATTAAGAGCATAGCAAAATCATCAGACGATTCGCTCTCAGACCAAGATGGGTCTATGGCTAATATGTATTCGTCTTTTGGGTTGCCGATAACCTCCACAGACTGGCCCTCTCCGTCAGGGATCGTGCAAGCAGCCATTTTACTTACTTTGAAATATCCAGAACTGTCATCTGTGAAAACTGCCCCAAATTCCCTGTCAAACTGAGATTGACTCATGGTAACTTTCGCCTGACTAACCAAGTTCTGATCATAAAGCTGTTCTGGGGCGCAATCATAGCTGAAGTGCATTATTACTCGGTGCGCTCCATCTTGATCGTTTTTGCCAAGAATCAAGGATTCGTATTGGTTATATAACTTATAAAGATATTCAAACTTGTATGAAGCGGAGGATAAACCAATAATTTTGTTGTTAGGCCAATTGGTTCTATCCTCTTCTTTTAGTTTACCCTGCTCGATCATCTGGGTTTCTAGGTCATAGATCTCTTGCCTTTCTGTAGGATTATCTACAACAGACAAGAAGGGCATAATAACCTCATTTAGAACTTTTTCTGGCATAAGTAAAAGCTCATCAATAATCATTCTCTGGAAACGAAAACCTCTCAACTTCTCACCATCACCTAAAGGTAGAGCGGTTATCTTGCTTCTACCTATCTCCATTACCCACTCATCATTTTGTTTAGATACTCTGGTTATGCACTGAGCCAAAAAAGCAGCCTTCGGACTTTTAGATATCTCTTCCATTTTCTTGAAGATCATCTTGGACTGTCGGAAAGACTTGGAGATAATCCCAATGTGGACACCTTGGTTTAAAATAGCGTCTAATAGCGCGAAAACGCCCGTAGAGAAGCTTTTGGACATTCCACGGGACCAAATGCCCAAAAAGTAATCGGTCTCCATCATGGCCTTAATAGCCATATGTTGAAACGGGAACAGTTTTATACCTGTTATTAGTTCTGCGGCGAACGAGGGGTTTTGCCGCAAAAACTTATAAAACAAAATCCTAGCTTCATCGTCATCTAAAAATCCTTTCTTTTCAAGAATCTCTTGATTGATGTTAGGAAATCTGCTTCTAGACTCTTGCTCTCCTGTGTCCCAACTCATATTTTGTTAATAGTTTAGACCAAAAGTATTGCATATCGACCTCCCATATATTTCTTCCTAGAATCAATAATTTTGGGATCAGAAAGGAGCTATACTCCCTTGAGCCAGAAAACACGAATTGACAGCAGTCGGAATACTCATTTTGCAGCTCTCTCATGTTGTGGTAAACATAATCAAGCTTGAACTTTTTATAGCTTTTTTTATTGACCTTTTCCATGTTGTCAAAATTTTCATCAATGACCACAAACATGTAACACCCCAGATCCCTGCACCTATCTAGCTCTTTTGCAAACCTCTTGTAATGGGCCGTTACCGTAGCACAGAAATCAGTAAAATTCTTTCGGTCTACAAAAGTATAATCATAAAGCTCCCCCTTGACCCCATAATCTCCAACATCTAATTTTTGTTTCTTGGAGTTCTTGAACACTAGTGGCTGTTGCTCTCTAGTATCAATCAATATTTGGACATTTGAGAAATCGCCATGAAACTCTTTCGGCAGTAGTTTATTTAAAAATGGTTTAACATCGCATTTTTCACACGCAGTAGTATAACTACCGAAATATTTTTTATATAAATCCACGGGTGGCAATCCAGCAGTAATAAGATCTAGATTACTAGGACCATGAGCAAGACTTTTTTTCTCTATGCGTTTTGATAGTATATCAATTATATACTCCCGCACCTCATCATCCGGGGAGCGTTCGCACCACTCGATAAGTTGATCGGGGTGCGTGAAGTCCTTTTCGAAGTAGCTCTTGTAGTTCTTGAAGGGCAGAAGCTCTCCAGTTAGCTTGTTACGCCTTTGAAAGTGTTTGACGTAGTAATCCCCCAGAAGCAAATCATGGCTCTTTATATGAGCGTGTAAGCTTCTAAGGGTGTTAAACTCTCTTCCGCATTCTTTACATTTAAATGACATCTTCTTGCCCTATACCTAAAATCCTAGCCTTCCACTCAGCCATTCCCTCAAGCCTTTCAGCTTCCTCTTTGATTGTTTCTTTTTGCATCTCAGCTATCCTTATCATATTATCTCTTTCTTCTTTTTCTTGAAATAATTGGACAATTGATAAAATAGAAGCATTCTCCTTTGTTCTCGCAGCCATCCTTGTAGCCCTGTCACCTTGAAGCTTTTTGGTAAGGTTTTCTATTCTGCTTTCACATTGATGATACTCAGAACTCTTAGCCTTAATAATTTCCGCTAACCGCACAGACATTTCCGTTTGGTCATCTGCCACATCA